ATAGCGTTGCTTGGATTTCGAGTTGCTTCAAACGGCTCTTTAGCCAAGTACAATTTAGTTGACCAGACTGTGGATGATTTCCAAGATACTTCAGGTGTGGATGCTAGTGCCTCAACTAACGAAGTAAGAGATTCTTCCGGTAAGTATTATTCTGGTGCTGTAGTAGGTAGTTATTCAACGGATGCCATTACAGCAACTGGGGCAGGAACTTGGACAGCCCCGGCGGATACTATTAAAGCAGAGGTTTTGATTGTTGCTGGGGGTGGCGGTGGAGCATATTTTCAAGGTGGTGGTGGAGGTGGTGGTGGTGTAGTCCACGATGAAGATTATACTGTTGTTCCCGCTACTGAATATGATGTAACAGTTGGCATTGCTGGCGCAGCGGCTACAACTAGCGGCACCGGAGGATATCCTCATTCGGGGTCAGATGGTAGTAATGGTGGTGACTCTGTTTGGAATGTAAATGCAGAGGGTAGTGGAATAACCATGACCGCTATTGGTGGCGGTGGAGGGGGTTCTCAGGATGGTACAACTACTGGTATGCCGCCCAAAAATGGTGGTTCCGCTGGGGGTACGGGTGCTTACAATACCACCGCTGCTACTTCAACCCAGACATCCCCAACTGGGGCTGTAGGTTATGGTAATAATGGTGGTAAGCAACCAGCCGGAGCATATCAGGGAGAGGCCGGAGGTGGTGGTGCGGCAGCGGTAGGTGCTGACGGAAGCACAGGAAATGGTGGTGATGGTGGTGCTGGTAAATTATTTTCAAATTTCACATCTTATGGGGCTTCTTCCGGTTATTTTGCTGGGGGTGGTGCCGGAGGAACATATAACGCTGGTGAAGGTGGAACGGGCGGGATAGGCGGAGGCGGCACTAATGGTGGTGCTGGAACTGCCAATACTGGTGGAGGTGGTGCTGGAGGAAGGCGTAGTGCTGCTCCGGGTGCTGGCGGATCAGGTGTAATACTAATCAGGCATAGGTCAGAGGCATACAACAACATGACGCTTATATCCACAACTACAGCAGCCCAAGCAGCACCAACCAAAGGAGATGTAGTTTTCACTTATACGGACAGTATTGGCACAGCAACACTAGGAACAGACCTTACTGCTGAGATTTCGGCGGATGGTGGAAGCACATGGACAGCAATGACTTTAGGTTCTGAGGGCAGTACCGGAACTCATAAAATAGCCACAGCCCATGATGTAACAATAAGCAGCACAATTACATCCCCGTGGAACATGGCTTACAGAATAAAAACCTTGAACCAATCTGGAAGCAAAGCAACAAGAATACACGCAGTATCACTAGGATGGTCATAATATGAGTTATGTAGGAAACAAACCACCTTTTATAACAATCCCCGCTGATGATTCTGTCACCAGTGCAATGATTGTGGACGGCACAATAACATCTGGTGATATGGCAGTAGACCCCCGTAATGCTACTAACTTAAACGCTGGTGATGTACCTTTGGCGCAATTAGACAATGTGCCAGCAGTTGACTTAACTGGAATGGAAGATGACATTGCTCTTTTAGGTTTTAGAGTAGCCTCAAACGGATCGCTGGCAAAATACAATCTTGTAGATCAAACAGTAGATGACTTTCAGGATACTAGCGGTGTGGATGCTAGTGCCTCAACCAATGAGGTAAGAGACTCATCTGGCAAGTATTATGCTGGTGAGACTACAAACACCCCAACAGTAACTGGTGGTACGATTACTACAGACGGTGCTTACACTGTTCATAAATTTACCGCTGATGGTACGCTTGTAACGGATACTGCTCAGGATTATGAGGTTCTTATAGTTGGTGGAGGCGGAGGTGGTGGTCGGAGTCGTGGCGGTGGAGGTGGTGCGGGTGGTCTTATTTATATAGATGGTTACGCTGTTACCGCCGCATCACATTCTGTTACTGTAGGTGACGGAGGTACTGGAGCAACTTCAGCCTCTGGCGGTGGCTCAAACGGCGATGATTCAGTTTTCATAAATTTAACTGCTACAGGCGGTGGTGTTGGGGCATCTAATACTGGACAACATAATGTTGATACTGGCGGTTCAGGTGGTGGTGGGGATGATAATGCTGGAACTTCTGGTGATGCTGCCCAAGCCAGTACAAATGATGGTCATGCAGGCTCTGGTTTTGGTAATAATGGTGCTGGGGGCGGTAGTAATACAGGTGGTGGTGGCGGCGGCTCTGGAGCAGTTGGCGGGACTCACGATGGTGGTGATGGAAGGCAATATGATATTGTTGAAAACGGGGTAAACGTCTACTACGCTGGAGGCGGTGGCGGTGGGACATCATATAGCAGCGGCCCTTATGGAACAGGTGGGCAAGGTGGTGGCGGGAATGGAGAAAATTATGGGGCTACTGGAGAAACAGCGGGTACACCCAACACTGGTGGTGGGGGTGGTGGTGATGGGTCAAATGATAGTAATGGTGCTTTAGGTGGTTCTGGAATCGTAGTTTTACGCAGACCAACCAGTGGCACAGTGGGAGCAAACATGACGCTTATATCCACAACAACTGCAGCACAGGCTGCCCCAACAAAGGGCGACATTGTGTTGACTTACACCAATGGCGCAGGAACAACTACATTAGATACAGACCTTACCGCTGAGATAAGCGCAGATGGTGGCAGTACATGGACAGCATTGGCTCTTGGTTCGGAAGGTAGCACCGGAAGCCACAACATAGCGACATCACATGATGTAACAATATCTAGCACGATTACATCCCCATGGAATATGGCGTATCGAATTAAAACATTGAACCAAGACGCAAGCAAGACAACTAGAATACAAGCAGTATCATTAGGCTGGAGTTAAACTATGGCATTAGAAAGCGCAACATACATTAGCCAACTGGTAGATACAAATCCTGCCGGATCGGACGTTATCTCACAAGGAGATGACCATCTTAGGCTTATCAAAAAAGTAGTACAGGATAGTCTACCAGATGTAGATCAGGTCGCTACGACCATAATCACAAAAGCTACGGCCCCTACAACTCAGATAAAAGGTACGATTTGGTACGATACCTCTGCTAATACATTAAAGATAAACACAGCCTCAACCTCGTCTACCCCTGTTTGGGTGGAGATAAACACTGGCGCACCTTGGGCAGCAGGGGTCTTTGGCGGTTCTACTGTTGGGTACAGGTCATTCTCGGTAACCAAGGGCGGAACAAATCAAACTGGCGTAGTCACTGGAACCCAAACTAAGGTTACTTGGCCCACGGAAGAATGGGATACTGGCGGTGTATTTGCCTCAGATAAATTTACCTGTGATCTGGCTGGTAAGTATCACTTCTACTTTGCTTTGAAACTTACAGGTAATGTACTATACGATAATGCCGTTAGTCTTTACCTGAATGGCAGTGCTGTCAGATATGCCAACTATTTTATTGCCTATGATTCCGGGGCTAACACTGGTGTTCCTACCATGCAGATGGAGGCTAACTTAGACCTATCTGTAGATGATTATATAGAAGTGTATGTACATCAGGAAAGTGGCGGAGATCAGGTTGTGGATGGTTCAACTACGGCTACTTGGTTTAGTGGATACAGAATAGAATAATGCCTCTAGTACCTATAACAGATGTAGGTAAGGTAGGGATTATAGAAGATATACCACCCTATAATCTGCCACCTAACGCATGGTCTGGCGGAAACAATGTAAGGTTCCTAGACAACGGCGTAAAGAAAGTAGCTGGTTATAGCGAGGTCATGGCAACGTGCCCGTTTGCCCCCTACTACATCCAGCCTTACCTCACCGCTGGTGGTACTTACTACTGGCTTGCTTACGGGGCCGCAGACATTGCTGTATGGAACGGATCAACCTGGACAGATGTAGTGCGACAGGCCACCGGATCATTAGACGGAACTATCAATAGTTCTGTTACCACGATAACCCTAGCTGATGCTAGTGCATTTCCAGCATCTGGCACAATAGCTATGGGTTCACAAGCTATAGCAGACGGCGCATCTAATGCCTATGAAGAGGTAACCTATTCCGGTAAGTCTACCAATGATCTTACTGGCTGCACTAGAGCAACGACACCAGCAGAACATACAGATGGTTCTATCGTTACGCCCATATCTGATACCTCAACCACTGATAATGATTATGGTGCCAACACAACTACTAGAAAGTGGACGGCAACCAACCTTAACGGAATCATCATCGCTACAGATGGGTACGACACACCACAATATTGGCCCTTGGCGGCTGGTGTCCCAAGCCTGACGGTTCCATTTAGAGAGCTAAGAAATTGGCCCGCTACATCAAATAAATGCAAGGTCATACGATCCTTTAGAACCTTTCTGGTTGGTCTTAACTGGGAAAGGGCTGGGGTTAATGAACCCAGATTGGTTAAGTGGTCTACTGAGGCCACTTATGGTAATGTTCCCACGACATGGAGCGAGGCTGACAATACGCTAGACGCTGGCGAGTACCAGTTAGCAGACACTTCCGGGGAAATAGTAGACGGGCTACCGCTCGGCGATTCTTTTCTGATCTATAAGAAGAACGCTATCTACATTATGAACTATGTTGGTACTCCATATATATTCTCGTTCAAGTTACTGTCTCCCAATATAGGTTGTCTCGCCAAGAACTGCATAGCTGAGTTTGAGGGTGGACACTTCTTTATCGGTCTATCTGATTTCTACCTGTGCAACGGACAGCAGGTAACACCGCTGTTGCCAGAGCGTTTAAGACGCGCTGTGTTTGATGACCTTGACGGGGATAATGACAACTACAACAAATGCTTTGTTGCGGCTGACTATGTGCGAAATGAAATGATAGCAGCTTACCCATCTACAGCGGGTGCTTCTGGTGGTCCAGCGGATAAGGCTATTATCTGGAACTGGAAAACTAACACCTTTAGCATGAGGGATTTACCAGATACTTCCCACATATCTGCTGGGATCATAGAGATAACCGCTGGCACTCAATGGGATAATATTACCGGATCGTGGAATGCTGGCTCTGGTGCATGGGGTTCTACCAACTATGGAAATGTATCTGAGAATCTAGTATTTGCTGATGTTACAAATACCAAGCTATTCAGGGATAATCACGGCAATACAGAAGATGGCACTAACATGACCTCTTATATAGAGCGTACTGGTTACGACCTTGGTGACCCCTCTATAATTAAATATGTTTCAGCGGTTTATCCGGAGCTAGAAGTATCGGGGAACAATGAGGTCAAGGTTTATGTGGGCCATCAGATGGCCACAGAAGAAGCAATCACATGGGACAATGGGACAGACTTTAACCCAAATGAACAGTCTAAAGTTTCTTGTAGGTCTACTGGAAAATACTTTGGTGTTAAGTTCGAGTCTACCGGAGACTTTGATTGGAAACTAAATGGCCTAGCCTTTGATGTTAAGCCAAGGGGTAAGCGCGGTAGTAGGGCATACTAATGGCTTATAGTCCTAAAGATGTTAAATCAGTAAACAGGTGGTCACCTAACCCGGCCCCAGTAGAGCCAGAACAGTTGCCTGATTACCTCTTCAATGAATTAAACAGGCTGGGAGACATAATCTTTAACATAGATATGTTGCAGCTTGCCCAGACAAATGTTGCACCCGGATCAGAGACTAGAAAGACAAAGCCTAGAGATGGTGATATACGTTATGCTGATGGAACTAATTGGGACCCCGGTAGTGGGGAAGGAATTTACGCTTATTACAATGCAACATGGAATAAGTTGTGAAGGCTCAGATTGTTGCCCCAGAAGATGTTGCATATGTTTGGGAAGAGGTTGCACCATTACTTGATAAGGTGCAAGAACATACTGAGGGTGAGGTAGAGTCTGATGACTTCCTAGAACCGCTCACTCATGGGGATATGCAATTGTGGATTGCTACGGAAGATAAAAATCTACATTCTGTAATGATAACGCAGATAATACCATACCCACAGAAACAGGTACTTAGAGTAATATCTTTGGCCGGTTCAGACTTTAAGAAATTAAACCAGTTCCAAGCAATGTTAGAATCATTTGCAATAAGAACAGGCTGTACTTCCCTAGAGTTATGGGGGAGAAAGGGCTGGAAGAAATTGTTGCCCGATTGGGAATCTAATTACATAGTCTATACAAAAGACTTAAAACACAGGATGCAATGATATGAGCTTTGGCGGAAAATTTAACTACGCAAAGGAATACGCAAAGTATAAACCTAATCAGCCTGATTCTATATTCGAACAGTATGTAGATGATACTCCTGATTTACTTGCCGCTTGGAATCAAATACAAGATGATCCATCAGGTACTCAGGGTTCTTATTGGAAACCTAGAGGCGCTACATCTAAAGCAGCCTTTGGTCGCGCTCATGCGGCTGAATCTGGTGCTTTAAAGAGTGGTACATATCATGGTGGAACTGATGTTAAACCATCCAGCGGTAAGACAAGGTTCGAGACATTTATGGATACTCTCTCCGACACACCAGCGGTAGAGGTAGAGGAACCAGCGAGGCCAGGATTCAATCCCTACCTTGGAGATAACCCCAGCTTCCCCCTCCTGGATACCGCTTATAGCTCACCATCTGCACCGTCATGGGCGCAAGGTGGTGGTGGTTTAATCCCTGATGCTTACGCACCTTGGGTTGACAGTGGTATACCAGAAAACATATGGCAGGGTGAAGGTCCAGTACAAGGACTTGGATACGGGGTAACCCATACAGCACCAGCTACTGGCTTGATTAATGTACCTGTAGAGGAGCAGTCTAGTACCAGTGGTATGAATACTACAACAGATACTTCTGGAAATAAATGGGTAATGTCTCCGGGTGGTCAGTGGTATCCAGCAACTTCAGATTATGGTCAGGGATTACTGGGAAATAGTAGGTTATTCTATGACCAGCATTATGATTCCAGCGGTGCTTATGTTGGTGCTGAGGGTAACAGCTATGATGCAATGGGGTTTGAAATAGATAACAGAACTGGTAAACGGACGGGTGCCAAGATAAACGATTCATTTGGAATAGGTAATAAGATTCGTGGCTGGATGGGTG